ACTTATATATGACAGCAAAGATAAATCACACAAGCCCGTCAAGGTAGGTATGAATGTAGAAGAAGTTAAGGTTAGGAAACATGACATTGATATAGAGGAGCTAAAGAAGTTTTTAATATCAGCGAAAGATACATCAGGAAAAGGCAACAAACAAATAGCAAAGGAAATGGATTGCAAGTACACCCATGTTGAGCATTGGTTTAGGAAGGGAGATTTTTTTGCAATACCTGGAGATGACATTTGGTTTGATCTAAAGAAGTGTATAGGTATTCAATCAGAAGAATGGGATCAGCGTATCATGGAGTTCGAATACAGAGATGGTGTCTATGAGACTAAGCAAAGAGTCTATAGTGAGAATGGTAAGTCACCTACACTAACAGCAGGTAACTCTGAGCAATACATAGAGACAAGTGACAAGCCCATACAAGTAGGCATTGCAACAGACATCAACGGACATGACATACTTAAGAGAGTCTATAGCGAAGATGGTAAGTCGCCTACTGTTAATACCTGTCAGGGTGGTAACAGAGAGCCGAAGGTTTTGGCAGGAGCTTATCGAGCAAGATCAATAGACAATGAAGGCAACAGGGTAGAATGGAAAGAAGAAAAGCCTAAGCAGATGTTGGAGCTGAGAAAGGATGAGAAGTCAAACACTGTAACATCAGTACAAAAAGATAATGTCCTAACCCAAGACGAAGTCTACTGGCGTAAGCTAACACCCCTGGAATGCGAGAGGTTGCAGACAGTACCCGACAACTACACAGATCATGTCAGTAATAGTCAGCGTTTTAAAATGCTGGGTAACGGCTGGACGATTGCAGTAATCAAACATATATTTAAAAACATGGAGAGAGAATGAAAGAGATGATTGGTAGTCTTTGGAATAGATTTTTAGAATGGTCTTGGCAAAGAAAGGCAGATAAATTATTTAGGAAAAGAAAATGACAGAGTGGCATGGTGGAAAAGGTAGTCGGGATCGTTCCAAAGATCGTGATAAATTTAATGATAACTTTGACAAAATATTTGGTAAAAAGAAAGGTAACAAGGAGAGAAAGGAACAGATGTCCCCTAATAAAAATAAGCCTGGTTGGGCAAAATTTGTACAAAAACGTATGTGCAATGGAGAAATGGTGAATTGCACACCCACCTCTGAAAGGTGCACTCCCATGCGATTTAGGTGTATGTGTGGCTGTGCAGTTGCACATGCCTGCACATACGCACACCCACCTCTGAGAACCCTAGTTTTACTGGTACGTGCAACTGTGCGTACGTGCATCTCTATAGAGAACTATAGTGAGAGGTATATTAAAATACCCTCTTACTTTGCAGAGATAGTATTCTCTAGTAGAAATATAGTAAGGATATAGAAATGGAAGATAGAAAAAAACTAACAAAAAAACAGGAAACATTTGTCGACCTTATGGTCTATCAAGATTATAAACAAACGAAGTGTGCTCATCTTGCAGGATATGAAAATCCAGGCGTGGCCGCTACAAGATTATTAAGTGATGAACAATATGCTCATGTGCAAGAGAGAATCAGGGAGCTGAAATCTATTCAGCGTACTAAGAATGAGATTACTTTTGAGGGCATAGCAACGAAGCTAGGAGAGATTAGGGATGTTGCCCTAGCTGATGGGTCATACGGCCCAGCAGTAACGGCAGAGATAGCGAGAGCTAAACTTGCGGGCCTTATGGTGGATAGGAAAGAGTTGAAGATACATAAGATAGATAACATGAGTAGAGATCAGCTAGAGAATAGGTTAAAGGAGTTAGTCCTGGAGAATCAGATTATCCTAGGGACATCTGAAGTTGTTAAGGAAGTTGTTGATGTTGAGGAAGATCTTGTTGAGGATATTCTTGAGGAAGATCTGGATCTCATTGAGGATCAGTCTGATTTAGAATAGATGCTATCTTATCTTCTGCGTCCTGTAACTTGCGTTCACAGTATTGCGATACCTTGATACTCTTTTCAAAAGAATCTATTGCTTCATCAACTGATATGTTTTCTTCAAGGGACTTGACCAAGCGTTGAAGCTCGGTCATTCCTTTCTCGAATGTCATTATCCGATCCTTTGTATGCGATATCTTTTAGTCTCTGGATCTTTCCAGAACTGAAACTTCCTATCCTTAAAGTTCTTGGTATAGAAGTTCACCCTGTATTTATATACATCTACTTTTGATAGGCCGCTTATAAGATCACCGACTTCAAGATTGTTTAATGCTTGGGTGAATTCAGTTCTATAAGTTGCTCTCTCGTTTACTATCTTTATATCTTTCTCTATTTTAAATCCCATTGCTCTTTCTCCTTTCGTCAAATAATTTTCTTTGCCTTTCATATTCCTCACCCTTCATCATGTGTATCAAAGTATCTTCATCATGCGGACTAGGTATAATCTGTTTATGGTTTGAGTTAGACCATTCAATCTGTTGGCTATCATCATTAAAAGTAATGACTAGCTTCCAAGGTTTATCTGGTTCTTTCTTTTCGTCTAGTATCATCTTGATATGCTTACGCCATTCCTCCAGCTTGATAAGAGTTTGTTGATCTTCTACTTGCTTGTCGTACTCAGTCATTGTCTTGCTCCTTTAGTTGACAATAAATAGTTATTCCAAAGTCATAACCTTGTTTATACATATCGCTAATATTGTTTTCTCTCATGTTTCCATAAAGCAAAGCATCAGCAATTCCGTCTTTAAAATCAGTCATTAGCCACCTCCTCTATATGTCTCACTAACATATCTAATCCATTACATACCCCTAGATACTCAGCTATTGACCGACTATCGTTTACCCACTCTATGTCGTCTTTAATATCTTTTACAATATTTTTTATTTGTTCAATCGTTATCATCTTCATTCTCCTTGTTGATACTATTTTCTATGTATGTTCCCCATTGTTCAGCCATTGCTTTGGCAATACCTTTATAGAACATACTCCTTTCTTTACCCTTGCCACTACCTATCCACCAAATCCTATGCTTTTCTTTAGGTGGTAGTTTGTCAGTAGCTTCTTTAACATTATCTGTTTCAATCAGCTTGGGTAAATCTTTGAGCCATAAGCAAGTGCGTTTGTATTCTTTATGGCCAAACTGATAAGGGTTAATCATTTGATCTGATTTCCTTATGTAAGATGAGATAACGCTAACTGGATTCTCAATGGCAATATGTTTTATAGGTGCGTCCATAAGTTTCTGCACAAATTCTATTGCTTCATCTCTTAAATACCATGGCTTCTTACCTTCAGTAAACCACCTTGCACCACTAACAGATAGATGAGTACATGGTGGGTGTCCTATCATTAAATCCCACCCTTGATCTAAGATATCAAAGACATCTCCTTCATAATGCCGATCTTGTATATCACTTTCACATGGCAATATATCGCAAGACCATGCATCAAAACCTAATTCCAGGAATGCGTCCCTTACTGTTCCACTATACTCACACGCCACTAATACTTTTATCTTGCTTCTATCCATTAGTCTTTCTCCTCTATTTCAATAATATGTGCGAAGTCACCACACTTAAAACAAAATGCGTGTCTATCTGCCCAATCAGTTATGGGTTGCCCATTCACATCTTCCATAGTCAATGATTGCGTTTTACATTCTTTGCATACCATTATTGTTTTAGGTTTGATCTCCTCTATGCTTGTGAATTCATCTAGGTAATAACCCAGTTCATTCATAAGACCTAGATTAACCTGCTTAATCAGATCCAAAAGATTATCAGCTTCGACAATACCTTTTGAACCTCCTCTTGCTTTCCATTCATACTTCTTACTCATTGTCTTTCTCCTTTAGTTTGTGTATCGTGTCCAAAATATATTTGAAACTCTCTTAGAGTCCACTCTTGCATTTTGTCTTGCATATTGTCCTCGTTGGTCATATGTGCATCTACATATTCTAGGTAGTCTTCTAGCGTTGGTAATTTCATTAGTCTTGCACCTTTAGTTTTTTTAATTTAGGCATATCTAATTCTTCTCTTAGTTCATTTAATTCTTCTAAGGTTGATTGCCCTTCTTTGGAATACATATAAAAACCACAATCAAAACATTCACTACTCATAGAGAATGGTCTTGTGTCTTGGGTAATTGTGTATTCATCTCCACGACACTTAGGGCATATATCATTATAATTACTACTACTCATGTCTTTGCCTCTATTTCTAAATCGTTTTCATATGCTTGGTTGTGTTGTTCTACTGCTATCTTTATAGAACTTAAAGCCCTCTGTATTTCATAAGCTGATTTTGATCTTCTTCGTTCTTGGTGTTCTTTGAATGATATGTGTTCTCTTGTTGAATGATACAAGGCTATCGTTTCTGCATGTTCTACAGGTAAGTCATAAGTATTTCCGTATAGCTTACGGCTTCCTCTACCTCTTGCCTTGAACTGATAACGCTTTTTATTAGCATGTCTCATAAGGAACTCAAAGACTTCTTTGCCAGTAGTTAGGGGGAATTCTAACTCCCCCGTTGGTATATCAAAAGTATTAGTTCTGATATGTTTAAACTTCTTCGTCTCTTTAAACTTAGTTTCCATTAGCTGTAACTCCTAGTTTGCACAAGCAAGACCATAACGGTACAAAGTCATTACTGTTAACAGGCAAAGAAAGATCACAACATTCTGCAACATGCCATTCATTATTCTTGAACAGATAGATCCACTCAATATCACTTTGAACATTCATAAGAAATGCATGTGCTGAATGATATATATCTGCCTTGTCTTGGTGTACTCTGTCTTTTGTTGAATCTTCTAAAGTTTCCTTTAGTGCCGA